ATGTCCCATTAATATAGGACTTTCGCCCTTTTGTCAACCAACTCCTGTGCCACAACTGGTGAGCTCTGGGTGCAGCTCATGGCCTATATCAAGTGGCCGAGTCGCAAGATTCACGGTAATGGAGAAATCTTTCTAGCACACCCAGCAGTGTACCAGGATGCCAGGGATAGGGGATAATGGCCAATGGCTCCGTTTCAATGCCCGTAATGGAGAGTTCACGGGCCACGCCTCCCGAATATATATACAGGTCTCTATTAGGGAGGGTCTCGACCAAGATAAAATTCAACCCTCCAGCTTCATTGTAGCTGTAATTCCACGATATTTGACGTGGAGTCAATGCCACTTTTTTCATCTTACTACATTTCAATTCTGCAAAAAACATGACAGGATAACCATTTTTACCACGAAAAACTCCATGTAAATCAGGTATCCCAGGCGAACTAAATGATTCTATCCTAGTCCAATGTACTTTCGGAGTAATCTCCTTCAGTTTTTTCCAAAATTTAGTCTCTGGTTTTGTTGTCATATGGCACACCATCTTCATTATGTGTGATGCTGTTTGACCATACTTTGCCAAAAACATTAAACCAAAAATGCTTAAACGCAGGTGATTTAGCTGCGTGCATTGCTTTTAATGCTCTTTGTTGACGTAATATGCTCAATGTTATTTTGTCCATAACATATCTCCTTTCTTAATACTCATTCCAATACAATAAGGTATCATTGGAACTAAACTGTTGCCTAATGATTTAAGTCTGTCCACCCTTTTGGGTACCCCATGAGCCACTCTACCCACGTTGGGTTCAGACTGCCACCACTGTGTCCAGCTAACCTGCCCTTCTTCTTGGCTTTCTCGTAATTCACGTTGGGACCAGCGTCTCTCCAGTCCCTCGCTGTCGGTGTAGGCATCATTGCTACTTTCTCCTCCAGCTTTCCTCTCTGTGTCCCTCTGTTCTGTATGTTCTCTGTCTTCTCTGCCATAGCTGCTGACGCCCTGGGTGTTGGCCACATCAGATTCGGATGTCTGACTTGGTCGTTCAAACTGATGGGCATTTTCTTTTCTAATTTCATTTTCATCCTGGCTTCCGAACAAGGTCCCCTCATGCTGTGTGCATCCGGAGTGCGCCAATATCCAGACCCTTTCTCTTTGGTGGTTTGCACCGATGCTCGAAGCTGAAATACTAAACGCTCTTGCGGAGTAACCTTCACTCTCCAAGTTCTCAAGTACGGTGTCGAGACCGAGTTTAATGTGTCCACTAACATTTTCTCCAATAACCCAAGTCGGCCTGAGTTCTTTGACAAGTCTAAACATTTCTGGCCAGACGTGTCTCGGATCCTGCTCACCTTTTTGACGTCCAGCGATGCTGAATGGTTGACAGGGGTATCCTCCTGTGATGATGTCGATTTTAGTATGTCCATTTGCTGATAATCTTTCACTGTTTAACTCCTTTACATCGTCATAAATTGTAACCCACGGCCAGTGCTTTCGTAAAACTTTTTGACAATATGGGTCAAAGTCACAAAATGCTACGGTCTCAAAATAATCTGTAGCTTCTAATCCTAAACTAAATCCTCCTATACCTGAAAACAAATCTAAATGATTAAGTTTTTTCATCTGGTATAAATATTGGACTATGTCCACCCTTAGCTGCTAACTCTGACTCTATGTAATCAAGCGTAGGATCTTTTCTAACTTTGTGACCTTCATAAAGTTTATCCATAATTTGATTAGGAGTTAACATCTCATGTGTTCTATCAGAAAAAACTACAACATAGACATGTGTCTCACTTGTCTTTGTCATAACTTTCCATCTTTTAAATCTATGGATAGTTTTACCATAAGACTTTGAAATATATTCTTCCATCTTATGTTTACCTAACAATCTTTCTTCTCCGCCCTGCAATGTTGTTTTCCAAATAGGTTGCTCATGCATGCCAGTTCCAGGATTTACTGCGCCTTCTTCTAATTGTTCTAATGATATAATTAATTTAGACATCGCTTATTTTTCTTTTACCTCCTTTCTTACTTTGTTCTACCAATTTATATTTGATTTTAGGTAAAAAGATTTTTACCAGTGGATTTCTAAGATTGTTTCTACCAAACAATGACATATCTAAATGATTACACATGATATCAAATTCTGTTTTGTCTAAATCAATCCTTACATAAGATCTTTTCATTCTAGATTCTCCTTATGTTTTATAATTTATCCCATAAATTTATGGAATGCAAGACTAATCTGCGGGTGTTACATCAATAACATCAGTATTGATACTAAATTGTTTCTCTATTTCTTTAAGTTTTTCTTCGACTTCAGACTTTGTAAGTTGATCTATGGATCCTGTAAGTATTTCTTTTCTGTCAATATAGAGTCCTGCTGCCTGGCCTCTGGACTTTTCAGCTGCAACAGCCGCTGCCCAATTACCAGCTTCTTCAGCACCTCTGGATAAATCATCTAATCTTTTAATGTGTCTAGAATAGCTTACTTTGTATTTTTCTTGCCATTCTCTACGTAATCTTTCAATCTCTTCTACAACTAAAGGAAATATCTTAGGATTCTGTAAGTTTGCAGCTTGTTGTTGTGCAGATGCCTCTGAAAAACCAGCTTCTATTGCACATTCTTTCGCAGATAATCTGTCGCCTTTTGATACTAATAAAAGTGCAAACTTATGTTGTTTTGTTGTTAGCTTTCTTACGTTGCCCATTTTAATTCTTCATAAAGATGTTTAATATATACAATATTATTAATAAAAACCATTATTTTTCTTGCAAGGCATGTATAGTAAAAGTTACCAAGTAACCTATAAGTTACCTATAAGTTACCTAATGAATACAGTAAAATCAATAACTTAATACAAAAGTAACCTCAGTAACCTTATATTTTAATAATTATTGTAAAACTAAAATAAAAATATATTCTATACAACTATATGCCAATATCACGTGCACAAATGCCAAAACAGCTTACTGGTGGTAAACGTAAAAAGAAACTAAAACGCCAGGCGGCTATTGCTATCAATATGAAAAAACGTGGTGTAAAACCAAAAGGTAAATGAAACCACCAAAAAGACCTGATGTAATAGAAATAGGGCCATTTAAAGTCCATTTAAAGCTTGTCAGCCACGATTTAGCCTACGAAGTAGGTGAACAGCAAGGCTCTTTTCATTCTAAACCACCTCTTACAATTGTTCTTGATGAAAACATCATGTTATTAGAAAATGAAAACACATTTAATTTACTCGTGCATGAATTATTTCATTGTTGTTATTATCAATATAATTTAGAAAAGGCTAGTGAAGAAGAAAACATAGTAAATGCTTATGCTAATTTTGTCACAGAGCTATTTACTAGAAGTAATATAAAAGATTATTTGATATATTTAACAAGAAACAAAATTAATTAATGATAAAATTTTTCTTAGTCGGAGTATTCTGTTTAACTGGACCTAACATGGATTGTCAAAGGGTTGCTAGCACTATGTATTATCACACACAAGAACAATGTTTAATAGCTGCGTACAATTTTGATCAAGTAATGAAGGCAAGATATCCTAATTCAAAAACAAGTATGAATTGTGTTGATGCTTTTCCTATTCCTGCGAGTCCCGGTGCTGAGATATAAGTTTATCTAAATACCACCTGGCTTTTTTTAAATCTTCTAATCCATTCTTAAACTTATGTCTTACGACATACTTAACAATATTTCCAGAAAAATAATCTAATTTAAACTCTGATATAAAATCAGATACTTGTATCTTTGCACCCACATAATAAGTAGGATTAATATTATCCTTTTGTTTTTTCTTCTCCGTCATCGCATTCGCATTTTTTCTCTTGTTGAAGTTCCAAATTAACCTTACGAAGAAACTTATTTATTTCTATTTGATCTTTTAACTTGTCCGTGAGCCGTGCTACTTGCTCCCTTAACTTTTTAACTTCTTCTTCCATTATTTAAACCTATCCTTATGAATCGTAAACTGTCGGTGACCAATCACATACACCATTACGCCAACAAATATTATTAGCAATGTATTCAATATTAATAATCCTAAAATCATTTGCGCCTCCTATTTTTATATCTACTAGATCTACGCTTTCTTTTCTTAGATCCTAACTTTCTTCTACCCTTATGGAACCCTGCTCTTCCTGTATGTCCCACTATTTATCTATACCTTTACCAACATCTTGTCCAGGAACCTTGGATCGTAAGTGTATATTAAATGCCATAGATCTACGCTCCCCTTCACTACGGAACGGATAGACCTGGTGTAACAACCAACTAGGAAATAAATATAAGTCACCTATCGTAGGTTTACACATCCATGAGTGTTTACTAAATGTATTTGGTACACTACCAACAAACTCTAAACAACCGACACTAGGATAATGATCCTCTCTTCGATATTCTTCTTCGTAGTTAGGTGGTAACTTTAAAAACAAAACACCTGACAGCTGCGAATCATGTATATGAACAGGATTAAAGTCACCTGCGTACTGACTAACAACCCATGACGTATAAGTCATGTTAGTATTTTCTGGATTAAATTGATTACCGACAGTCTTCATGATATACTCCGTCACCAATTTATTTACAATTGTTTCTAAGGACTTTACTTCACCTAACGATAACGCTACTTCTTTCTTTACATTACCAGCCAGGTTAGCGCTATAATCTAAATCTTTTGATCTTTTATCATCATCAAGTATCGCATTAGCTTTGTTATTGATAATGTCTATTATATTTTGTGGCACAGAACTTTTCATGACCCGTGGTCCGAAAGGCGTGTACAAGTCATAACTAATCTGTTGCTCTCTAACTTTTTCTGTCGTCATATATTCTCCTTGTAAGGTGGGGGATAAAGCACATCAAAAACTTTACCCCCCAAGGTCATGTAATGAGCCTGTCTCTCCAGGCCGTCACACCACTTCCTGCCCTTCTCGGGTAAGGATTGGATACTAGTCTCAATGAGTTTTGCGAAGATATATGAAAAGGAGTATCCACTCATTCTAGGTGTCAGATGAACCCCCTTCGCTGTGGGGATTAGGTCTAAGGACTATTTCTTTTATAGTCACGTCCTTAATCTCAAATTCAGTAAACGGAGGTATCGGCTTATGTTGAGGAGACCCAGGAGGAAAGTATAGTAGTTGTTTCCAATCCCTCTCGTTTACTTTTTCTTGCACACGTTTGACGGCCTCCTCTAACGTATCATGCAAAACTTTATAATGTATTGTCTGCGTCTGTTGAACCGCTACATCAAAATATTTGGGAAAATTGTTACTTACAATAATATTATCGAAAGTTTGATTATTTTTTTCTTGTTTTAAGACCTTTACAGCAGCTTGTAGACTCTCGTCTGCATGATCGGTCTCAACATATTTTATTAATATCTTAATTGCTTCGTCTTTTGTCATTCTTTTTTCTCCTGTACTAAAACACCCACACCAGATACAAGACATCCCTGCATGATCTGGACAAAAACATTGTGGGCATAAATCATGTGTCAATATTTTTCTTCTTACATTCTTTCATAGTTAAATATTCTATGACTTTACCTACTGAGCGAAACTCATCTTCGCCTAGTTTTTTTAATAACTTCCAAATAGATAGCTTTACTGCTACCGATTTATATTTCAAAGCATCCATACTTCTTTCTCCTAAAATAATAAGGTCAATACAGCTATTACTATTAGTATTTGTTTCCAAAAAATGGCTAGAAATACTACTAAAATAAATATATTTAACCAATGTATACCCATAATTTACCTAATTATATGGGATTTGTCAATGAATTGTAGGACTAACATCAAAATCTTCCTCAAAAACAATGGTTTTTTCTATGGTAAATTCTGTACCACAATTAGGACAGGAGTATAATTTTTTACCATCTTCTTCTTTACCCTGATCTACAGGCACTATAATCTCTTTACAATTATAACACTCTGCGTCTAATACAGTTAACTTTTTATCTTTCCCCATGATTTACCTATCTTTGGATCAACTTTACTAGGAACCTCTAACTCAATACAGTTTTCCATAATCTCTTTGATCATATTGATTTGTTTTTCATCAAGACATGAACAATTCAATTCATCATGTACTTGTATGTGTGGTATTATACCAGCTTTGTATACTTCTATCATTGCTTTTTTAGTTTGATCAGCTGCACTACCTTGTATCAATTTATTTAAAGCTTTGTAAATAAATGCTCTTTTAAGATTAGATCCATACTTTCTTACAGCTTCATCTCTTGGTAATGCTTTGTGTACACCCCATTTAGTAGGCTCCCATAGATCAAAATGACAGATACGACCTAATATTGTTCTTACCTGGCCATTATCATTAGCTGATTTACTTGCTAAACTCATTAATTGTTTAACAAAAGGCACACGACTATGATATTTTTCAAATAATTTTTTAGTATCATCTTCATCTAATCCTAATTCACTACCTAATTTTTTTTGACCCATACCATAAAACAAACCTAAGTTCATTGTTTTTGCTGTTTTACGATCTATTACAGCCATGTC